CAAATGGATTAAATATGCTAAAAAATATCTAAGAAGCTGAAAGGAAAGGTGAAAAATATGTTTGGAAAGAAGAAAAATAATGGAAAAGTGATTGGAACAACACTGGTTGAAGGTTTACCAATCAAAGAAGATTCAGATTTGGTTGTGAAGCTGACTGATGAAGGTTTGACTTTAATTGTAGCAGCCACAAAGCAAGAATTTGAAATCCCAATGTCAAAGCTTACACTGGTTGATTACAAGAATGAAGTTGAAATGAAGCAGATCATCAAGCAGTCTGCACCAGGAATGATCATTGGTGCTGCAACCTTTGGTTTGTTGGGTGCAATGGTTGGTGGAAGGGTCAAGACAGAAGAAAAGAAGATCTTCACACACTTTGTGATCATCAATTATCATTCTGATGAAGATAAGACCATTGTGATGAAGACCAATGATGGAATAGGTGCAGGTCAACTGGTTGATTTTTTCAGACAGCTAAAACCACAAACAGTTCCATTGAAAACAGTCCTATAAATAAAAAAAGACCCCTGGTGTTCGCTGCACCAAGGATCTTTGTGTAACCATCATATTTTGGGTTGAAATGGTTACCGATAGAATTCAAAATATTATACCATTTCAACCCCTAAAATTCAAGGGGTGATATTCATTGAAGAATCCAAACGGATATGGATCTGTTGTCAAATTATCAGGAAACAGAAGAAATCCATATGCAGTAAGAAAAACAGTTGGATGGAATGAAAAGGGTCATCCAATCTATTTGCCCATAGGGTATGCAGCATCAAGAGAAGAAGGAATGATCTTGCTTGCTGAATACAATAAGTCACCTTGGGATATAGATGCAGAAAAGACCACACTTGAAAGCTTATATGAATTGTTCAAAGAAAAGAAGATGCCTAAGATGGGAAAGTCCAGTCAGGGATCTTTGAATTCAGCTTTCAATCATACATCCAAATACAAGAAAATGAAATACAAGGACATCAAGTCCTTTCACATGCAGGACTGCATTGACAACTGTGGGAAAGGATATTCAACACAATGGGCAATCAAGAACCTATTTGGTCAGCTTGATAAGTTTGCACTTGAAATTGATGTCATCAACAAGTCATATTCAGTTCTGACAACAGCAGAACCAATTCCTGAAACAAACAAGAAACCTTTTACTGATGAAGAAGTGGATGCAGTATGGAAGATCAAAGATAAACCTTGGGTTGATTCAGTCCTGGTCTTCTTATATTCAGGGTTCAGGATCAGTGAACTTTTAGGACTGAAAACTGCAAACATAGATCTTGAAGAAAGAACCTTCCAAGGTGGAGTAAAAACACAATCAGGAAAGAACAGAATTGTTCCAATTCATTCAAAGATCTTTGAACTGGTAAAAAGAAGGGTTGAAGAAGGGAATGAATATTTGTTCACTGAAAATGGAAAAAAATTGTCCAGTGCCAAGTATTATGAAAAGTGGAATGATGTCATGAATGAACTAAAATTGAACCATACACCTCATGAATGCAGACACACTTTCAGATCAAGATTGGACAGTGCAGGTGCAAACAAAGTCTGTATTGATCTGATGATGGGGCATAAATCCAAAGAAGTTGGTGAACGTATTTACACCCACAAAAGCATTCAGGAATTGAAGGATGCAATTGAACTAATAACACGTTAGTAACAAAAAAGACCCCAAGCCTTGAAAAATCAAGTACTTGGGGTCTTTTAAAAAATATTATATCATGATTTTGTTCAATTTAGCAATGTACAAAATGCCCATAGTTCAAGGGTTTGTTCAAAGTTAGTGAACCATGATTTCAGGGTAAAATCACACACGTTAGTAACACGATAGTAACAAGATTTTTACTGTAAAATCAGATCGCTGATCTTGAAAGGTGTGCAGATTCCTTTTGAATCAAGAACTGCTCTGTTGCCATTTAACTGATCAACAGTATAAACATTCTTGTAAACAAAATCTGCAACCCCACCACCCGTATATGTCTTTGCACCTGGTTTGACTTTCACTTTACTTCCAACCTTGATCACCTTGGGTGCAACAGAAGGTGGTGCTGTATTTTCACCATTCAGTCTTTGAGTATATCCCAAATGAATCCAACCCATTCCTGACTTCAATTTTCCCCAGTCACCATTTGTTTCAACAATTGTGTAAGTTCCTTTGTCTTTGATCACACCATTTATTGGATAGTTTGTTCCTGCACCTTTCCTGATATTCAATACATCTGCTGTCACTCTGACTAAAAAATCATCAGATGAAGGTTTACTTGGTTCAGCAGGTTTTGTTGGTGTAGTACCTGCATTCAACCTTTTGTTTACTTCATCAGCAATTGCACCATGTCTGCTGTAAAGATATTCACCAGGACAAGACTTGTTTGCAAACCATCTGTGAACTGTCATGTTCTGCTTGTCAACCTTTCCGATCAGTGACTTGTCACCCTTCCAAAGAAGTTGTTTGATATTGTTTCTTTTACAAATATCAGTAAGTAGATCCAACAGTGCAGCATAAGCTTTGTCATTCACTGCATAAGGATGTGAAGTGTCACTTGCCACTTCAATTGTGATAGCTCTGTTGTCATTGGATGCAGAAGATGAACACCAGGATCTGTTCTTTTCTTCAACATACATTCCAATTCTACCATCAGCACCTATTCCATAATTGGAAGAAGCTTTTCTTGAAGTTGGTGCAAATACATTTCCAAGGGTTTCAACCGATAACTGACCCACCACACAATGAATTGTGATGGTGTCAATTACATGATTTCTTTGCCCTGAATGGTTTGGACTTAACTTTGTATAATTTACTAATGGACTATTTGTGAATTTCATTATTCTTCACCCTTTCCTGATTCAGAATTGATCCTTGCAGCATCAACCATTCCTTCACCGATTATGTAGGCAATCAGTGTGGAAGCTGCTGTGATCATAGCAACAACCTGTTCAATGGTCAGATCATCAACACCAAATGCAACCATCATTGCAGTGATAAACCCAATGACTGCTGCCCAAAACTTTCTACTGGTCAACTTCTGTTTCCAATTGATCTTCATATTCGTTTCCACCTTTCTTTTTTACTTTGCTTTTCTTGATGCTTGACAGCATCCACAATTCACCAGTGGTGAATCCAAACCAACATCCAACCAAAGTCATTGGTTCACTTCCTGTTTTCAAGAAGACATATAAAACAGCAGCAGTGAAAAGAATGTTCAAGATGATTACCAGTGTCACAATGACTTTGGAAAATCTATTCTTTTTCATTATTCCATTTCACCCCTTGCACGTTTTTCCCATGAATCAAGCCTTTTGTGTGCTTGTTTCGCAGATTCTTCAACCTTGATAATTCTTTCCCTGGATTCCTTTTGTTCATTTTTAACATTGTTCATTTCAGATTTGATTTCAGTGATACCATTACCAATGTTTTCAAGCTTTACAATTACGGTTGTAAGCTGTGAAGCATCAGCCTTGGTGTCATTTTTTTCATTTCTTTTCACATTGGAAAGTCCAGACCAAATTCCAAATCCAACTGATAAAACTGAAATTACAAGTGCCACTTCAACAGTCATCAGACACATCACCACCTTTTCCATCTTGAAGAATAGTAAAACCCCTATGCAGAAACTCATATAAGCTTCATATAGGGGTTTTTATTATGATTTGGTATGTTTATACCTTTTGAATTTTGCCTTGTCTATCCCTCAATTAGATGGTCACATTCAAGGTCAATCAGAACTTGTCTAACCTGATCTTTGATTCTGTCAGGTACTTCTGAAAATTTCTTCACACCTTTAACAATCAAAGTTGCATAAATCACTGCCATGTCTTTCACATCCTTTCTGTAAAAAAATAGTAGAAATCTAAGCATTGGAATCAGCATCCAATATTGCTTGAACTTCTGCCCTGATTCTTTCAGGTACTTCTTCAATGGTTTTCAATCCTTTACGGATCAGATCAGCATAAACTTTTGCCATTATACAGTCACCATCCCTTCATAGATTTCAACCAAAGCAAGCTGTGTGTCAGTCAATTGTGCTTCCAAGCTTGAATTTTTTTCTGACATGATCTTGATGTATTCATTCTTTTCATACTGGATCATGTCATATTCAAACCCTTTGAATGTTTCTTCACCCACAACTTCTTCCACTGGAACAATGTTGGAATGAACCCACACATTTACTTCATCAATCACCAGGGGTTCAGGTGCAACAGTGCTTCTGACTTTTCCATGTTCTATCATGTTAAAACTCCACCTTTCTTATAAATGTTTTCAAGATAATACTTATCTGCAAAGCCTTGAATTGGATCAATGTACTTTTCTTTTAATCTATAACTATTACAATGGATCAACCATCCTTTGTATGAATTTATTGAACACCATTCTGAATAGGTCAATTCCTGATCTTCAATCTTCTTTCTATGAATAGCAACCATTTTTCTTTTGAACTGCTTGCAGGTTGTTTTTCTAAGAAGCTTGTAATTCATGAAAGTCCTATATCCAACAAAATCAATTCCACGCACATATGTTGGGAACACTTGCCAGTTTTCTTTGATCTTCAATTTCAACTTGGATCTGAAATATTCATCAATTTCTTTCTTCAACTCATGAAGTTCTTCTTTCCTACTTCCCAGGATCACAATGTCATCCATGTATCTGAAATAATACTTCACACGTTTAACTTCCTTGATCCAGTGGTCAAACTCTGAAAAATAGAAATTGCCACTGTACTGTGAAAGATAATTTCCAATAGGAATTCCTGTTCCACCTGGTGTTGAATCAATAATTTCATCAATTAACCATAGAAGATCAGGATCTTTGAAAAGTCTTCTGTACTTCCTTTTGAGAATGTCATGGTTGATTGATGGGTAAAACTTTTTAGCATCTAACTTCAAGCAATACTGTGATTCAGGAACATCATGCTGCAATGCATGGTTCAACTTGTTCAAACAAAGATGAATGCCCCTTCCTGGTATTGCTGAATAAGTGTCAGTTGTAAAGTTGTTCAGTAGGATTGGTTCAATGATCTGCATAATTGCCCACTGACAAATTCTATCAGGGAAATAAGGTAACTTGAAAATTTCACGTTCTTTTCCACTGTCCTTCTTGATGAATGTTTCATATTGTGAAGTTCGGTATGTTTTATCAATCAACATTTGTTGAAGCTTTCCCAGGTAATATTCAGGATCTGATTCAACCATCTTGACTTCTTGATACCATCCTTTTCCCTTTTTAGCATTTTGATGTGCCAGGATCAGGTTGTCCATGTCATAAATCTTTGGATATAAATTTCCGTATCTTTTCATTTTATGAACATCCTTTGTATGCACTGTTCAAACTGAATCTTCAACTTTGAAATTAATTTTCAAATTTACCAATACAGTTCAAAGTATTTTTTTATGTTTTGCCAAGGGGCAGGGCAATCAAAGTTTCACATTTTTTTAAGACTTTACTATTATGCATTTACTAAGTGACTGCTGATATTCCGATTACGATTAGAAGAAGTATTATTCACATTCCAATAGAAACTACCACTATTAGAAGAATTATTCCAATTACTGCCTAATTGAGTGATTAACTAAAAGTGGTTTTTCCTTTTGTTTATGACTTCTTTGGTTGTATCAACACCATTGATTGCCCAAAATTTATTTTAAATCTTTATTGTGTCAGTCTTATGCTGCATCAGGTACATACACCAAGCGACCGCCGACATTCCGATAACGATCAGAAGAAGCATAAGCCACACCCCAACAGAAACCACCACCACTAGAAGAACTACTCCAACCACCGCCCAATCGAGCGATCAACCAACCGTTGTAAGTGTGGTTCTGATATAGATAGTCACCAACTGGAAGTGAACTGTCACCAACTGTTTCAGAAGGGAAGAACAACCAGTCAAATTCTTCATTATATCCAAATGCTGAAATGTAACCATTAGATCTTGCAATGGTGATTCCTGCATCTTTATATGGTGATGTTCCAATGTCATCAGCAAAGCTATTGTCAGCAACATAAAGGTTATTCATGTTCTTTGCTTCAATGTTCAGACCATCAACAAACTTCCAAATGTTCATCCAAAAGTTTTCTTCACCTCTGTATGAAATAGATCCGTTTGCTGCTGATCCTGATGCATTACCAAGAAGGGTTGTTGCACCAGTAGGTTCAGCCATATTACTTGCACCATCATCAGTTTTAGAAACTCCAAATCCAATCCTGGATTGTGTGTTCATTGAAGCATATTCAATTGTGAATAGAAGCTGTGTTGCAGCAACTGTTGCACCATATGCCTGATACCATCCAGTTCCACGATTCTTTGCAAGATTTCTGAATCCGTTTCTTGTTGCACCCGTCTGTGTCACACCTGATGTTGGTTTTGCATTTGCAATGGATGAAAGAAGGTCACCAGTTGTTGCAGCAAAATCAACATTTTGTTCATCAGTCAGATTGTAAGCACCAACTGACTTATCAAATACTGATCCTTCATATGCTGAAAGATAGATGAAGTTCTTTTCTTTTCCATTGTGGATGAAAGCAGGGTGAAGCTTGAATCCTGACTTCTTCACATCAGAAACATAGTATCTTGCTTTTCTCATGTGGAAGCCTTTGCCAATATTACCTGCAAGGGTTTTTGTCACTGTTGCTGTCACACCTGTTGTTCCACCATTGAATGTTGCTGTGACCTTTTCACCTGGATCAACTGCTGTGAATGAAACAGATGAACCTGATCCACCAGTTGTCCAACCTGCAAATGCTGCTGCTCTGATTTTGGTTGCCACTGCTAATGCATCATCACCTGATGCCACTGCAACAGTGAAGTCTTTTCCATCAAGATTGATGGTCACACTTCCACTTGAAGATGCACCTGCTGTGATTGCAAGTGTATTGATTTCTTTATATTCAACCTTATCAAGCTGTAAAGGAACAACCTTGTAATAAAATCTTGGTTGTTCAACCATAACCTGAACTTTTTCACCAATTGGATAAGTGACCCCACCTTTTGTGACTGCTTGAAGTAAAGCACCTGTTTCTGTGTAAGCTGCTTCACCATAGTAAGCAAGGACTTTTCCTGTGTCAGTGACAATGCATCTTTTTCTTCCACCAAATGCCTTGATTCCATCAAACATTGCACCTGGTGTCTTATTCACTGCACCTGCAAGTCTTTTGAATGCTCTGTTCTTGAAGTCAACTTCCACACCATAAATGTCT